GCCGCGCGGGCCATGGCTACTCGTGACCTTCAATACGTCATGTGCGGCATCGCCGGACATCCCAAGACAGGAAAGACCGGCATGGTGCTTGACTCGCTCACGCCGGAGGAAATCAAGGCGGGTGCTGAGATTTGGCACATTGACTTCGATCTTGGTGGCGAAACGACGAAGGCCGCCCATCACAAGGACAAGGCCGCGAACATCGTCGTCATCAATCCGTGGGTGTTCAATTACGCGGAAGACGCACGGGTGCCTTACGACTTCCCGGCGACCTTTCAGCAAACGGTGGACATCCTCAAGGCCGCTCAGGCGCAAATGCAAGAGCAGAACGCGCACTTTGAGCAGCATGGGAAGATGCCCAATCCTTACCTGAAGAGCGTCATCTTCGACGGTGCGGACCATTGGCTCCACATCACGGAAACGTGCATGAAGGTGGACGACCTCGGACTCGGTGCTGACGGTATCGACGTGGCGGGGAAGAAGGCTACGACGCAGATTGGCCGCTTCAATTGGAACATTCGGGCCACGCGGTATCAGACCGCCATGATTGGCCTCCGTGAATTGTGCCGCGGTGGCGTCCACTGCTACATCATCACCCACATGAAACCCGCATACGATTCCAACGGCAACGAATTGGTTGGTCAGGACTCCGCAAAGTGGCTCCGAGACACGGAAGGCCATTTGCAGCAAGTCGTCTACACCGAAACTGAAGAAGAGCGCGATGAAGACGGTGCTCCCACGGGCGTGACCCGCGCGTATGCACGAGTCGTGTCGAACCGCACATCTCTCAGCGCGGGTGGTCGTGTTCTCTTGTTTGAGCAGGGTCCTGATGGCGGAAAGTGGTTCGGATGGGACGGGCTCAAGGTTGGCGACTTTGACGTTGAAGAGGAAGGAGGTGAGCAGTGATGGCGTCCTTTACGCTCCCACAACACCGCCTCGCGGCCTTCTTGAAACCGTTCGCTTCAATGGACGACCTCGTGGTCACGGTGGCCGATGAACACATCTCAGCCGCCGGAACCATGGAGCGTGCCTTTTACATCGAACGATGGAACACCACCGCAACAGAAAACGAGGAAGGTTCGATCACGCTTGGTCAAATCTCCCTTGTCCTCTCTCTCCTGAAGGGGCTTGGTGACGGAAGCGTGCCCATTACGGTCGAATCCGATGGCGACAACGTGACGTTCACGGGACCAAAGGGCTTCTTCCGTTTGCCGGTTCTCGCCGCGGCCACTTCGGTGGCAGGTGTCGAAGCGGTGTCCAACATGCTTCAAGAAGCGGAAAGGGGCGGTTGGGTGTCCTTCGGCACGAACGGCACGTTCGACTACGAGGCCGGATTCACCGCGTCCGACTTCCGCGTTCTCCGCTCGGTTGGCTCGGGCATTTCCAAGGGTGCGCTTTACGCCATCATTTGCGAGGAAGAGCAGATTACCTACACGGTGTTGCGCGACAGTGTGCGCGTGGAGCACACGCTCGATCCAGAAACTTTGCTTACTGAAGTGGACGATACCATCAGCCAATGGTTTGGCAGTTGGCTTTCGGACGCAATCAAGGCCATGCCTTCAAGCGGAACGATTACTCTTCACGGAGGAAACGACTGTCCTCTCGTGATGCGTCACCATTTCTCCGACGAAGAGAGCGGTGCTGAAACGGGAACCACGGTCGTGATTGCCCCGCGGCAGGAAGATGCCGGGGGAGAAGCGTGATTGTTGAGCCGTTCGTCACAGAAGAGGGAAAACAGGCAATCTTCCTCCGATACCGTGACCCCGAAGACGGGTCGCTTGTTCAGGGCTCGGTGCCGTTCAGGCATTACCTGTTCTTGGAGAGGGATGAGGCGGACCGTCTTTCCGAGATGTTCGATCAACGCTTCTTCGGGTGGTCAATCGGAGAGAAGACCGCAACATCCCTCGATGGGCGGCACTTGGTGCAGGTGGAGGCAAACGAGCCCTCCGACGTTCGCGCCATGTCCAAAATGTGCGGTGACTCGTGGGAGGCGGATATTCGCTATGCTGACCGCTTTTGCATCGACAATATCACTGTGGAGGAATGGCCCGATTGGTATTCGCACGTCGTGCGGGCAGGTGGCTTCGACATGGAATGGAATGAGCAGGGCGAAATCACGGCCATGGGGTTCACCACGAACGGTGTAGACGTTGAGCAATTCGCATGGCACCCCGTTCATGGGGAATGTCACGCTGAGTCAGACATGCTTACTGCTTTTGCAGAACGGTTCGTTGAATTGGACCCCGACCTCGTGACTACATGGGCGGGGAACCGTGCGGATTGGCCCAAGGTCTACGAGCGATACCGCGCCTGTGGCCTCGCTCTCGATTGGGCTACGCCGATTCAGGACACCACGTCGCCTCCGATGAAGCATCTGCCACGAAGCGGCTTCTATGAGGAAGGAACACAAGTCCTTCTCGGTCGCCTCACCCTCGATCTTGCCGACAGGAACCACGGCTTTGAGCGTGTTTGGAAAGACGGCGGGAACGGGCAATTGTCTGACCGCCGCCTCGCCTCGGTCGGTCGCCTCTTGTGGCCCGATGAGCCTGAACTGTGGAAGGTAGACATGAAGGGTAGAACTCACCACGAATTGTGGATGGACCATTGGGAGGATTTTCTGCATTACCACCGTGGTGACATCCTACTCACCGACCGAATCGACCAATCCTACCATGTCAGCCGCTTCTTCATGGCACTTCAGCGCGTGTGCGGCGTTTCCTTTTCCTCCGTTTTCACGGTGAGCGCGTTTGCCCGTGGCCTCCTGCGCCGTCGCGCGACGTGGGCCGCGCCTACTGGCGTGAAGGGCGTCAAGGAATCATACGCGGGAGGATTCGTCGCTGAGCCAATCACAGGCCGCCACCCTCACGTTGGGGTGTTCGACTTCCGAGCCATGTATGCAGAAATCCAACGCGGGAACAACATTTCTCCTGAGACGATTCGGCAGGAGCCGGATGAACATACGCGCACTGTTGGGAACGACACCCATTGGGACCAACGCTCTATGGGCGTTCTCCCACAGTTGCAGATCGACCTCGCGGACGCGAGGAATGCAGCCAAGACGGAGATGAAGATGCACGCTCCCGGCTCATCCGAATACGCAGGATTCAACACCCTGCAATTGGCCTTCAAGCGAGCCGCCGCCAGTGTGTATGGGCTCATGGGACACACAGGTCATGGTGAATCACACAGGAAGGTTGCCGAGACAATCACCTACGTTGGCCGTGCTCTTGTGTCGCGCCTCATGGAATTATGCGACGATATGGGTTATACTGCGCTCGCGGGGCATACGGACAGTGCCTACATTTCCATTGGAGAAGCCGACGGTGAGAAAATCGCCACCGAACTGACTGAGCGCATTCAGAAGGAGTTCGACACCGATCGCTTTGTGGTTGAGTTTGAGAAGTTCATGGTGTCTTGGGTGGCTGCGAAGAAGAACCGCAATTTCGGGTGGGTCGTGTGGCCCAAAACGGACCTGCACTGCACGGGCTTTGAGTTCAAGAAGAGCAACGCATCACAAATCACCAAAGACGTGCAGGGTGAGGCGTTCGTTGCTTTGACGCGCGACAACGCTACGCGCGATGAAATCGACGCCATCGTGTTCAAGCACATTCACCGCGTCAAAAGCGGCGAGGCCCCCCGTCAGGATCTCGCCATGCGTTCGCGCCTCGGCCAAAGACCGGAAGCATACGAAAACGCAGGTGGGTTTCAGGGGGCAGCCCGTCGATATAATCTGACGGCGCAGCACAAGTTCGCCAAGGGCGATGGTGTGCCCCACCTCTACACCGTCAGGGGCATTGAGGCGTTCCGCACGGACGAGGAAAGGGAGGCGCTGACGCTTGACCTCACGGCCACTATTGAGAAGCAGATTATCTCACCCATTTCGCTTATCTACGAGGCCATGGGATGGAGTGAACCTACGCCGGACGCCTCAAGACCTGTCGCACTGTGGTGATTCTATGATTGAACACAAAGCACCACGGCCCATCCCCATTGAGGGGCACGACGACCTTTTCTCACGCTACGATTGGTGGCCCGGTGCTCCCGACAACCACATTTTGCGCATCAGCAAATCCTCGTGGGCCGATTACACCTTCTGTTCACAACAATACTTCATCAAGCGCGTTCTTGGGATGAAGGAGCCTGCCAACGACAACATGATTCGGGGGGTGAACGTCCACGAATGCTTGGAGTTGTTCTACGATGCCGTGGATATCGAGAAGGCAGGGCAGTTGGACGATCCGCAGGATTTACGCCGCTATTTCAAATCACAATTTCCCGGCCCGATGGAGATACCGAGGAATCCCAAGGAGCATTTCATGCTTGACGAGGACTTGCACATTGACCGTTTGGTTGAGGTCGAGGCTCAGCGTTTCGCAGCAAGTGAACCGCAGCACTTCCTCCCGTGGGGCAACGAATTGGAATTGAGTCTCGTATTTGAGATGAACCTTGATGGGGTAAAGCAGCGCGTTCACTTCATTGGCGTCATTGACCGCATCTTTCAGAACCCCGACGGTTCGCTGCACCTGCATGAATTGAAGACGGGTGCATGGAAGGACAAGGAATACAAATACGAGTCCATGAGGAAGGAAATGGCGTTCTACGTTTGGCTTCTCAGGAAGTCGAACGATTCAGCACGAATCACTCATTGGGGTTGGGACCACACGCGAGGCGTCGTAGACACGGACACTGAAGACGCTGAGGTGTTTCGCTTCGTAGAGCCTGTGCGCGTCCGCGAGTTGGGTCTGATGATGGGCGACGTGCAGAACCTCATTCGTTCACACAGGAAGCACGATGGGAGCGAACAGGGACCTTCCTTCCCATTGATTTCGCGGGGTCGGCAAAGCCGCATTTGCGAGCCATGGTGTAAGGTGAAAGACTTCTGCCCTCGCTTCAGACAACACTTGGAGGATTAAATATGACATACGAACTCATCAATGGCGATTGCATCAAAGTCATGGAAGGCATGGAAGACGGTTCCGTAGACTCGATAGTCACGGACCCCCCATACGGTCTGTCCTTCATGGGAAAGGATTGGGACGACCCCTCCAAAATGGCGGGTCAAATCGAATGGGGGACGCCCGGAACACACACCCGCGGCTATGTCGATGTGGATATGGTGAAGTTTCAGCGTTGGACCGAGGCTTGGGCGAAAGAGGCATTTCGCGTCCTGAAGCCGGGGGGTCACATCATCTCGTTCGCGGGATCCCGCACCTATCACCGCATGGCCTGTGCTATCGAAGACGCCGGTTTTGAAATCCGCGACCAAATCATGTGGCTCTATGGGACCGGCTTTCCAAAGTCCCTCAACGTGAGCAAGGCCATTGACAAAGCCGCAGGTCATACCGGCGAAGTCATCGGCACCGAGGTTGTGGATGTCGGGATGCAGGGTGGAAATATGCACGCCGGACGGCAACAGATGAAACAGGAGCGGGAGGTGAGGGCCCTTTCCGACACCGCAGCCCCATGGGGCGGGTGGGGAACGGCTCTCAAGCCCGCCCATGAGCCGTGTGTTTTAGCACGAAAGCCCCTCATTGGAACGGTGGCTGAAAACGTGCTTGAGCATGGCACAGGTGGCTTGAACATTGACGGTTGCCGTGTCGGTCAAGACGGAGGCACTTCAAGAGGGAGTCAAGCCGAATATCCGAAGAACCCCGATGGAACAGAAGATCGAAGCGACAATTGGGCGAGGACGGGACATGAAATACTGGAATTGCGCAAAGGCCGGTGGCCCGCCAACGTGATTTTTGACGAAGAAGCGGGCGCGATTCTTGATGAGCAGGCTCCATCGGTGGGCAACGCCTTCTCGTCGGAACGAAAGACGGACACAACAGGCGGCACGGGCAATTCGTGGTCCACCTCGTCAAAGAATGTAGGGGACGACAACGGCGTGTTTGATGGATTGTCCGGCGCATCCAAGTTCTTCTATTGTGCTAAGCCGTCTAAGGCTGAGCGCAACGCAGGTCTTGAGGAATTGGAGGAAAGCGCACGAACATTGGTGGGTCAGACTCAGTGGACCAACGAATGTGGAGATTGTGGGCGCAAGTGTCCGCAACAGGATTCTGTGTGCCCGAAGTGTGGCGGCGAATTGGTTCGTGAATCAAGGACCGCTCCCGCCGCAAAGAACCACCACCCCACGGTGAAGCCTGTGGATTTGATGCGCTATCTGTGCCGCCTCATCACGCCGCCCGGTGGCGTCGTTCTCGATCCGTTCATGGGGAGCGGGACGACGGGTATTGCTGCGACAAATGAGGGCTTCCGCTTCATCGGCATTGAGATGGAAGAGGACTACATCGACATCGCCCGAAGGCGCATCACTCATTGGGTAGAAGAGAAAGAAGTGGTCATCCGTGAGCAACGGGCACAACGGAGCCTTTTCGATTTCTGAGGTGATTTGTGGTGAGTCACATGTTCCGTCATTTCCCCCGCGAGGTGGATATGCGGAAAAGGAAGGTTGTCCATTCGATGGAGGAATTGCAGCGGTATGTCGCTGCGACCAACGGGGCAGACAACATCACCACGACGGTGTATGGCTTTCGTGAATTGAAGGGCACCGGAAAGCGCGGCGAATACGCCACCGCCATTGTGCCCCATTTCGTTATCGACATGGACTACGAGCGAGCCAAGGTGAACGGGCGAACAGACTCCGAGGCAGGAGATAGGTGCATCCAAGAAGCCTCCATGCTTCATCACCACCTGCTGAGCAACAACATTCGCCACGCTATGTGGTTCACTGGTGGTGGCCTGCACACTTGGGTGTCGCTCGACAAGACACATTACCCCGACGGGCGCGGTATGTCCGACTTGATGCGGACAGGACGACGCATTGTGGATGGGTGGGTCAAGGAGTTCAACCTGAGCACGCTCGATCCTGTCGTGTCCTTCCGCCCCGACCGGCATATCCGCATCCCCAATTCGTTCAATTTCAAGCGTGGCCTTTGGGGTTTCCCCGTGTCCACCGAGGACCTGTCCCTCTCATGGAAAGACTTCCTCGACCGTGCTGCCAACCCGCACGGGGGAATGTTCCCATACGGCACAAACGGACTCTTGCTCGACATCAAGGTGCAGGACGACGTGGAGTTCGACGCGCAGCCCGTGGAAATCGACATGAAGCGCGTGGGCTCGATGAACGTCTTGCCCTGCTTGGCCGAGGCTGCTTGCGAACAAGCAAACCCCCCTCACGAGCCGAGGGCGTTCTTGATGATGTTTCTCATGGATAGGTTGCGCTCATTTGCGCGGCCACCGCGTTCTTCCCCCGTTTCCCACGAAAGCATTGTGGAGAGCGTTTGCTCTTTCATTGAGGACCTGAAGTGGTCTGACTATAACCCCCAAATCACACGAATGCACGCCGAACACGGTGTTAGGCGCTATTACCAAACACCAACGTGCCGAACCCTATATGAGCGAGGCTACTGCCTCGGTAAATGTCCGTTTTATGACGGGAGCGCGGGAACATGAGCGAAGACATCGAGGCAATTCGTCGCAAACGACTGAAAGAACTTCAAGAGAAGGCGAACGCAGTTCAGGAGCAGGTAGAAGAAATCCATGCTATGCAACGTGAGTTCTCGTGGGAAGATTTTGGCTACGATGAACCCGAGTGGGGATTCCGTGAGAGTCAGGATATGCCGGGTGCTTTCGACATTTGCCAAAAGCGACATACGGTGGCCCTGACGGGAGATCCGCAATTCGCCATGCTCGTCACCGATTTGCTCAACCGAGCGCGGTTGGAGGAATTGACGTTGCACAGGGGTGAGGACGATGCCAAAGAAGAGTGAAGAATGTCGAAAATGTGGGAAGACCACGAACGTCCTTCACCCGCTCCGCGGCCTTTGTTTGACGTGTATTCGGAGAGCGCATCAGGAGGTGAAGCAGTGACGGGAAAGACAATTTTCATCGACAATCGGGAGAGGTCCGGTCTTGAGAAATTGGTGATGAAACACGCAGCAAAGGCCAAAATTGCCTGCGAGGTGCAAGAGAACCTACTCAGCGACTACTCCTTCGGTGAAGTCGGCATCGAGGCTAAGACCATGGAGGACTTCTTTCAGTCTCTTCACAGTGGGCATCTCGCCCGCCAATTGGACAATATGGACGACAACCTCACGCGCTACGCCCTCGTCATACATGGGACATTGGACAAATACGTTGCAGGCATTAAGCGACGTGGGCGAAAGATTCCGTATGCGGCCATTGAGGCCCAATTTATCGGGGCGCTTGCTCGTTTCGATGTGGACTACGATGTGACCATCATGCACTTCCCAAGCACTTCTGCCGCCGCTCGTTGGATTGTGAAGCGTTGTGAGAAGGACGGGACTGTCGGATCGAGCAGCACCCGCACCCTACGCAGGACCGCATCTGAGGACGTTCGCGTCGATGCCCTGCGGGCCGTTGGGTGTAGTGAAGCACAGGCTAAGTCCCTGCTCGCCGTGTTCGGGTGCATCATCGAAATCAGCGCGGCGACCAAGAAGGAATTGATGACCATAGACGGCATCGGCAAGGTCCGCGCTGAAGCCATCCATACTGGCCTCACAAGTGAGCAGCCTGTGGTGAAAGAGAGAGTCAAGAAGGGGACGGCCTGAGCGCCCCCTTCCTTTATGGCGTGGTGTTGGATGGGAGAGAACCGGAGGTTTGGAAATGCTTGGACTGGAAACCAACGTCACGCCCAACCGTCAATGGGACGACTACATGGTCGTGAATGCCGACAATGACGGAGCACGCTTCATTCGCGGCTATATCGAACGATTCAACACCGTTTCTTTCTTCAACGAGTTCGCGGGCCTCCTATCCTTTTTCTTCGTCACCGGCCAAGCCGCTGCGCCATTCTTGCGCATCCCTATCCACGGAACCTTCATCGACTGTCGGGTCCACACCTATTGGATTCAGCAATCCCGAACGGGGAAATCAATTGCATGGGAGTTCACCGACCGTCTGCTTGAAGCCCTCGGCATCGAAAGCGAAACCTTCACCGCCGGTTCCGACGCGAAATTGATTGGGACCATTGAGGACCGCCCCGTCATTGATGAGAACGGTCGCCCGACGGGGGAAATGGACCACATCGTCATTCCGGGTTTGTTGAACGGCTACAAGACCATGCTTTTCGATGAGGCGAGCGTGCTACTCAACGATCAGAAGTCCTACTTTAGCGACAAAATTCTGTATTTGCAGCAGGCCATGGCCCCTCTCGGGTCACGCACAAACGTGCTCGTGAAGCACCTTGTCGGGGGTTCGGTCTACACGCCCTCCGGCGTGTCCCTGTGGATGACGACGTTCCCCCCAAAGGACATCATGCACCATGTTCTCGACAAGGGTTTCTTTCAGCGCGTCTTCCTCTTCCAAAACGACATCACCGCCGAGCAACGGCAGACGGTCAGTGAGCACCGCGTTGCAGGTGCGTATGTGCGTCCCGATGAGCGCATCATGGACTACGAAACGCTCGCGGGCTACATCACCGAGTGCGTGGACCTGATGAAGAATCGCCTCTTTGACGCCATGGGCCTTGTGGACGAAATCGCTGAACGACGTGACGAGGAAGGCAACGTCGCCGTCTTCACGGTCAGTCGTGATGAATTGTGGAATCGCATGTCTGACCAAGACCGAGAGCAGGCCGCCATGGACCACGCATACGACATTTTCAATGTCTCTCCCGGCTACCACGCCGCCATTCTCAACGCCAATGACGACTACTACGCGCTCGTCCACGGCATCACCAACGAGAACGTCCGAGAAACGGCCATGACCTTCATTCCCAACATTGAGAATTACACCTTCATTTTCGCAAACCTGATTGCGATCATCATGCGCTCGCCCGTCATCACGGAAGACCATGTGATGATGGCCTCGGAAATCATCTACGACAATTTCCATAACCTCATCATTTGGCTTGAGCAAAAGCAGAACGTCACCGACAAGAAGAGGATTGCCGCTGAGCGCGGTGCGTGGGAGTCTGCCTATGGTGCGTGCAGGAAATACGTCGATGAGCGCGACGGGGTGGAACGGGCTATGCAAACAGAATTGCTTGAGGTTTATGCTACGCAGCAGTGCATCGCCAACATCACCGCCCAACGCCGTTTCAAGCAATTGAAGAACAGTCACCAAGTCAAGATTGTGAAGTCCGGCAAAGGTGGGCGGAACTTCGTGAGCCTTTCGTGGGGTGCTTCGTCATGAACCAAAGAGAAGGAGTCTGCGCCGTATTCGATGCGAACATCGAAGCGGCAGGCTATCGTGGTGATGCCGAAATCATCCTTATTGCCGTCGTTGGCGACCGGCACACGATTTACACGGACATGTGGAGCGATGAGAAGGCGCGGCACATAGAGCGCGTTCTGAAATGCGAGATCCTCCGCCTCTCATCCTTTGACCCCGACCTCTCTTACGTCGGGCACAACTTACCCGAGAAGTTCCCCGCAAACGACACATTCGACATTCTGAAGGAGGCGAAGAGCGTTAGCGCAGAAGTCCTTCAAAACGAAGGCAAGAGATATTCTCTCACTGAATTGGTCGCCGCGAACATCACCCTCGACGCATACCGTTTCTACTCCATCGTTGGCTATTTGCAGACCTTCGCTATGTTCCGAAGCGGCAGGCATGTTTTGATGGCGAGGACGGCTCTCAGCACTGCGGGGGCTTGCCGCCGTCTGTTCCACGCGGTCGCCAAGAAAAAGCGACTTCGCTTTCCCAATCCACAAACAGGAAAGAAGGCCCACGCAGAAGTGGACTGGTTGAGCACGGAGGAAGAATAATGCCTTGGCGTTGGGTCGAATGCACGAATTGTGGACAACTGAAGTGGTCTATCGCTAAGCGACCAAGGTGCAACTCGGGAGGCTGCATCTCAAAACGCTGCTATGACGCAGATCCGCAACCCCCCGAACCCGTTCCCAAGGAGAAGCCGAGGAAGCGAACAATTCATTGGGGAGTGGAGTGAGTCATGAACGTGTGGGGCCACACCGAGGCTATGACGGGCGGGTGGTCCGTCTTGAAATCGGGCGTATGGGGAGGTAGGGCCTTTTCCGACATCAGGGAAGCAGACCCCGAAATCCAATCTCTTTTGAGCCAATACAAGCCCGGAACACAATTGCCCTCTCTTCCGTGGAAGGAGGGGAAAACGACGAAGGTTCCTTGGAAAGCCGTGCGCGATAAAGGAATTGGATTTTCGGACCTTCAGGGATTCGCCAACCCCGAAGGCAACATGCTTCCGGCCCCGCTGAATTGGATTGGTGGGAAGACTCTCATCATGCCTCACTTGCGAGGCATCCGACAGGAACTCGATGGCGACTTCATACCTGCTGAATTGTTTGGCGGCAGCGGCTCATTCATTTTCGGCATGAATGACCCACAGGCTCGCGGCCTGTATGCTGACATCAACCCCGACCTCACAAACCTCATGCAGAATCTCAAACAGGGCATTGGGGAAGTGCGCTTTCCCGGCGACCCCGAAGAAATGCAGGGAATGGTAGATCGCATGAACGAATTGCGGGAACGGCGCGACGTGGACGGGCAAAGACTCGCAGGTCATCAATCGCAGGAACTCGCACGTCTGTTGCTCGGCACAAATCTTCAGCAACGCAACGGTTTGTTCCAATACGAGCCTTGGGGAAGCGAAACGGCGGGCTACACAGAAGGCCGCATCAAGAAGCCCTCATTCCGCCGAGCCGGAACCGGAAGCAATTATCGCGTGATGCCTTGGGAGGTAGGTTCGCTTGATTACGGACCGTATGCGGAAAGACTCGCCAACGTGGATATTCACACCGGCAGTATCACTGATACGGCTCGTCACCTGACGGACGAGCACCTGCTTTATCTCGACCCACCTTACATCAGCCGCGATATCAATTATGGTGGCTCGGATGAACAGGGAGCAGGAAAAACCCTCGACGATCTGCAAATGGAAACGCTAAGGATTGGTGCTGAGCACGAGGGGCCGGTCATTTTGTCGAACTACCTCTACGACAAGAACACTTTGCAGCCTTTGGATGATTACATCGACGCCATGAAGGAATACGGCTACACCATCCACCCATGGATGCGTAAGCCGAAGGGCAACAAAAATCCACAGGTCGAGGTTATCGCTACGCGCAATATCCCAACAGACACACAGTCGAAACTGTTCTGACTTGTGACGAATTGCTCAGCGATCGCGGGCTACACGACCGCCACCCGCGCCAAGATCCCGTCGCATCTTTGGGCGAGCGCCACTACCTGACCCGCGCTTTTTGCCGCGAGAATAGCGAGCCCGAGTCCTCTTTTCCTTGTTTTTTCGTGAAACGGAATAGGAACGCCGCTTCGCCTGTCGTTCAGCACGCCCTTCCATGGGGTTGCGTGAATAACCGCGGAACTTGCCCTTTACGACAGACCAACCGACCCCAAAGGCTCGGTCTTCAGGCGGGGTCGTGCCTTCTTCCACAGTTCACCACACGTCGGGCATTCCCATATGAAGATACGGTCGCGGGAACCTGCGTAAAAGCCGTTGATACGCACGGCGAGAACTGCCTCGCTGCAACCGGGACAGGTCTGTTCGACCTTAGAACGGTATTTCATGCTAAATCACCCATACATGTAGGTGAAAACCACTTCACCGATGCCGAGGGGACCGAGGGGGGAAGCGACGGTTGTTGCGAGATCTGTGAAAACGATGTTTTTCCCTGACACCGTGTAGTGGATGACTTCGCGGAGAGGACACATCTTTGTCGAGCCAGAGCCAAACCAAACCGCGCTGATGACGTGCTCGCCACCCGTGGATGGTGCAGCAATCGGAGTGTAGGTGAGTGCTCCACCACTGCCAACACCCGTGTAGGCGATGGTTTGTTTGTCCTGTCTTGGAAGAGGGGTGATTTGGTGCGCCGTTCCTTGGTCGTCAGCAAAATAGAGGTGCGTCTGACCGGCACCGGGGAGTGACCCGCCCGGATCGCGTGCATAAAGCAGACCTAAGTTGGTGATGGGTAGGTTGCCTGCCGTTAGGGTAGGGCTCGTCCCATAGTCGTTGAGCGGGTCTGTCCCTGCGGATGAACTGTTGAACAGTGCCGTTAGGGGCAACGGACCCCCGCGAATGAAAACACGCTTGTCTTCGACCGAGGCGACGACAAGAGGCGAACCGTAGGTGACGCGAATGGCTGCGAGGATGCACGATTGTTTGATGAGGTGGCTCGACGGCATCTGCGGATAGATGCCCGTTGAAGTGTTCACGACGGTGCCGCAAACCAAACCAATGTTGTTCGTCCCTGTGAGTTCAGGGTCCACAATCACGAGCACCCAACATTCCTCATTCAGCGCAGAAGGCAGGACCATGCCTCCCGCGTTGAAGCGTGCGTTGTAGTAGGAAGATGTGTTGAAATTGAATGCCGAGGCACTTCCGACGTTGTAGAAAGCCCCATCGAGGCACACCACACCAGTGTCCACAAAAATAGAATTGGACGCGCCTCCCGTATTTGGGCGGACGCAGGCATTTCCACTAATCGGGTTGTTGCGAGAGGCGTCAGAGCCATAATTGGTCATGGTGACGGGCACAACGCCGTTCCCAAGCCCTCGCTCAAGGAAGCCGGTTAAGGTGGCCGTCGAGAGAACGTCGGTGTCGCGCAGCCCATCCGCCTGCCATGTGGCTCCTGTGCCCGTCTTTTCGTGACCTTCACCAATCCCCGTTGTCCCCATCAGCGCACCTCCATGACCACATCAATGCGAATCTCATTGGTTGCGTTCTTGCTGATAGGGATAAAGGAAGCACGAAAAGCAGGACTATCGAGTGGAGTTGCCCCATGCAACACCACTTCTTTCACGTCGTTTGAGGCGATGTGCTGCGTGTCGAAAATGCCGGTGATGGAAACTGCCCTATCGTCAATGCGCTGAACGGTGGGCGTCACACTGAATGCGACGTTTCCTGCCCCGCCGTCACGGCTCGTAGCCCGTCCGCCGATCGTCCCAAGGCTCATCTTGGTGACAAGCGTTTGCAGGTGAGCCGCCAATTCCGCCTTAATCCCATCAAGCACCGGCATTCAACGCACCTCGTAGAAAACGCTCTTTGAGTGACCCACGGGGTCCATCCTTTTTGATGCTACCCGCAAATTATCCCCATCTGCAATAGCCACGATGTTGTTTGCCGAGAGGGTGATGGAGGTCGCCGCCACCGACGAAACAAAGCCGACCAAAGCGTGTGCATCATTCAACACGGCATCGTGTTGTGAATAGCGCAACGTAGCGTCGGTTCCGTTCACGGCCAAGTTGGTTGTGGAACCTGCGGTCACTGCGCCATTTTTCGTCACGCCTGTGCGCCCTCCACGCACACCAATGGTTCCCAATTGGTGGGTCGTTGGCTCACCACGGTGCCGCGCCCCAATCAAGAAACGTGTGCCGTTCACAAATCGCGTCAGAACGCGCTGAGCCGACACCACGCGAATAGGAGCGTTGAGTGAGATTGAGAATTGCTCTTTGGTGCGCGTTGGATCTTCTTCCTGCACGGAGGCCGTAGATGACTGAAGGTCGGCAATCAGCCCCTCAATTCCCTTTTCGTATTGCCCGATGATGAGGTCGGTCATACCCGTGGCGTAGTCGTGCCGCACCTCAAACACGGCAAACTCACCCCGAATGTTCTCCATCGAAAAGTCCACGTTGAGGATTTCACCGGGTCGGATGTCGGTAGATTGCAGCAACCCTTCAACACGAATGAGGGACGAGCCCTGCGTCGAACGACGCAGCAATCCTTTGGCGAGCCGAAGGGCCACATTCCGCTCCCGCACACCCGGAACGGTGACTTTCATGGTGCGCTCAACACCTTCTTCACCGCCCGGACCACCCATTTCGCGCATTTTCTCGGTGTCGCGCACGTCACCACGGATAACCTCATTCTGAGCCACCGCATCGCCCTCCACGATAACACGGTTCGCCATCTCAAGCATTGTGCTGACAGTGATGTTTCGCGGGCCGCTGCTCGTTCCCACACGTCGTTCCTTGCCCGTGAACACTTCCGGTGAATAGATGAGCAAACCGTTTTCACTGAGGGACAATTGGTGTCCGTCGATACGCGACAGATCGCGCAGAATATCCATGACACCAATGCCTCGGCCCTTTCGGCTGATGAAAGAGGCACTGTGCATGAGCATGTCGCGTAGTGACGGGTGACTGAATAGGAAGGCCGTGCGAGCAGCGGTCAGGCTCATGTTTGATGACGAATAGTCGGCATAAACGCCCGCGTCCGTTGTGGCTTGTTCGTGTTGAATGTTGAAGATGGTGAGGTCTGCACCGGGGATAGCGGAAGCCAAGTCGTTGAGCAACATGAGTGCAGCGTCACTGGTGCGAACACCAACGCCCATGTGCTGACCAAAGCGCACCGCACCAATGCCCATACCCGCTGCACTGAGCGTTTCTGCGTTCAGATTGCGGAAGAGAACTTCTGTGTCGTCGTCGTTGCGAACCCCTGCAACCCTCCAACGCTGCTGCATCTCATCGATTAGATAGGGGGGCGAAAAGGTGTTGATCGGTCGCCCGTCCACATATGGTGTGAGAAGGCCGCCTGTGCCCGGTGCGTGACGATAGGACACGAACCCGCCATTCTGCCCGTCGCTCAGCACGAAACGCTGAGGGCTAAGCATGATGAAGTCTGAGGGGTTGTAGTGGCCGATACCGCGGTAGGCCATATTTGTCGCATAATTCGCTGAGTCGTCGCTGCTTGTCGCATCCCATTTGTCGCTCAGCACCATGCCGACGCTCACCGCGTTGTCCACCAAAGACGGAAGCACGACGAGGGGAACGATAGGCGGTGTCAGATGAGCGATAGTCGCCACTTCCGTAGAAGCAGCCACGCCCTGACGCAATTCGTAGCCCGCCAAATCTGCAATTGAACTGCACTGTCCCGTCGCTGAAAGGATGGTGAACTTCGTTTCTGTTCGTGACGAATAGCGCACTGAGCCGGTCAGCCCGATGATGACGAGGTAGCCGGTTTTGGAGAAGGCCGTAGCGTCTTCCACAATAAGCGCGGTCCCTGTGTCGAACTTGATGGTGGTTCGGGGTCCAAGGGCGGCAAGAGCGTAGTCCGGTTGTTTCCTGACCGCCTCAACGTCCTTATCGCGCCGGAAGTAGGGGTCAAGGGCGAAGGTGTCGTCGGTGGCATACACCGTTTCTGTTTGAGATATGGACTCGCCACCGCCGGGGTGGGTGCTTTGTGAATAACGTGCGTCCACGAAGGCATTCAGCACGCCGTTGCGATCGCGACGGGCCGCATCGGACTTGAAGTGCTGAAGCATGTTGGCCGAGGGAATGAGGTGCCACACGACATCGCGTTCATTTGCGTCCGGCCATTCAATGGTCGGGGCGGTGTCGTAGGGAGATGAAATGCCCTGAATGTCCCCTCCTTGCGAATTGGTCGAAGATTCAAACATCCCATACCGCTTGTCGCGGGTGAACGGTTGGTCCTTCGACCCTGCTTCAGTGATGGTTGCGTATGGTCCGAGCAACCACCCATCCTGATTCATCAGGGTTCCGTCCGAATCGTTTTCGGAGGTGTAGCCGAACACCTTCAAGGGGCGAACCATGCGCACGATGTAGTCAGCATAACGGCGAACAGGCTGCGCGATTTGCGCCTTTGCAGTGGCGTTTGTCCCACCCTGCCTTGTTCGGAGAAGGTCGCCTTCTTCACGCCGCTCAAGCCACGTTTTGCGCAGAATGAACACACCGCCCCATGGGGGCAGGTCCGCTGATCCGCGCACGGCCCAATGGTCACGGATGCCTGCACCATTGGCTTGCTGAATATCGTCACTGAAGGGGTTGGAAAGGGCTGAGAGGTCAGTGTCCTCGTTCAACGTCCACTTGGGTTTGGCGTTGCGTTGGTTAGGGTCGGACCGGCCACCGTAGGTTTCGTTGGGGCGAGCCGCAGTGGTTGTGATGCTGCCCTTCGACGCCCCTGTTTTGGTCCAACGTGTTTCTTGGACCCATGAAGGCGTGATGGGGAAGATTTGACCAACCGCGAGGTCCGAATGCAGGGACACGGCTTTGGTGCTCGTCACCATGTAGTCGGTGTTGCGCCCTTCTGAACGCTCCGTTTCCGTTTCGACATTCAGGCCAAGACGCGGGGACAAATCTGACTGAACCTGCCTGTGGTCTGCAATTTCGTGCAGTGGGATGGGCAGCGTTCCTCGTTCGGCTTGGGTAGTGTCGGGCATGTTTTTGCTCGTTCCCCATCCAACGGCGGGGAAGTGCTCTTGGGTGGCCGTTTTCACATCCACGGGGTGGGCGTTGAGATGGAGATTGGAGCCTTTGTGATGGTAGAACTCACTGCCCACTGAGGCCCCGAACTCGGATGCTTGGAGCACCGCTTCCACCGAATCAGCAGCCTTTGCTTTGTCCCCCGAATGGTGGTTCAGTCCGATGATGGGGTCCGAGCCAGTATTCACGGACTTCGCTTCCATGAACTTAGCACTTGAGCCCGTGATGGTGGCGAACTCGGTCCTGTGCGCATCCATGAGCCCTGCGGGCATGGCTCGTGGGTTCACAACACCGAGCATTTCGTGCTGAAGCACACGCCCCATGCCCACGCGACGTTCGCCCTGCGCCCACGGGGCATTCGACAGGCGGTTGAAACCCTGCCCATCATGTGCTTCGTTCGTCTGCTGACTGACGACGAAGCCAATAGGTGCCGTTCGCTCAACACCCGTGTATGTCGTTCCCGTAGCCCACGGCCAATCTCCACCCGTCGGCAGGTCATTCAGAGAATCGTGCTTGCCGCCGTCAAATCGAGCCGAGCGAAGAATAGCGTCCATTGAGGTAGATGTTTCGGCAGGATCGCCTGCGAGCATGTTCAATGCGTCACTGGCGTTGCGGAAGCCAAATGCGCGGACGGGAAGACGACGACTCCAATCGATGGCGACGAGGGGGTCATGGACGGCCACGACCACGTTCCAATCCTGTGTCCCATCACTGTCGAGCACACGACGGGTTGGGACCTTTCGGGGGCTCAGTCCATCACCAATACCTTCACCACGGCTGAAACGATGCGACTCACCGGTTGTGGTGAATTGCGGAAGAAGTTCAAGCGTGCCGTTCGCCTCACGCAACCCCGAATGACCCATGAGAACCGCACCTGCGGCTCTTTGGCCCCAATTGGTCCCGTGACCGCCTGCGTTCAGGCCGTTGTAGCCGTATTGCTGAAGCCATTGGAATGCGTAAATTCGCTCAAAGGCCATCCCGTGATCGATACCCGACGAAGCGGTTTCGTGAGCGTTGCGGAGATATAGGCCACGCACTGAGGGTTGCTGAACGGCATTGGGCATTCCCGCCTGTCGGTATCTGAACGTCATGTATTGCTCGCGGACTGTGCCGAGCAAGGCAGGATGTGCATATTCGGCGGTCCATGTGCAAAGGAAGGCATCGGGGGTAGCCCCTGAGTTCGTGTCAGATGGTCCAAGCAACGCGAGGTCTTGGTGCGCATCAGTCGCGTTGAATGATGAACCCGTATCGTCGCTCGCCACAGGGACGGCTGAGGCATTCACCAAATCGGGGTCATGGGTGAGCAGCGGAGGCACAGTGGCAATTTCAGTCGCTACGCGGGGTGTGCGCCAACCCGGAGCAAGCCCCATTGTGGAATAGACGAAGGGGTCACTGCCCGAATCCTCATGAGCATGGTCTACCCATGCGGGCGGAGGACGACCACCCATCAACAGGTAGTTGCTGACCATGAATCCATTGAGCGCGAACTCTTCGCCTGCATTGTGTCGGTTGTTCACCGTCCGAGCGACTGAAACTTGAATGGAAACGGGCCCCTGCGTCAGTGCAGCCGAATATGGACCGCTCCCATCTTTGCCGGTGTATGCGCTAACCCAACGCGCCTGCTCGGTTGCACCTTCCACCTTCGTGTGGACTTGACCCGGCGCAAAGAGAACGTCGATTTGTTCCTGTGGCGCAGTGCCGTCATAACGACGCCAATTTGGAAGGCCCCGTCCTTCGATTTCACCCATTGGAAAGCCGTCGGAAGCAAATGAGCCAGTGTTGTATGTCTCGCTCTTGACTTCCAAAGAGTCGAGGTAGTAGAGCGTGGAGGATGGTGGGGCACTACCGCCGTTATAGACTGACTGAAAGCCCCAATGCTTGTGCTCAGATTCAGCCTCAAAGAGTAGGGTGTAGGCCGAACCGTGCGAACGGTGCAGTTGTCGGCGGAGGGCTTTCGGTGTCCCTCTTGTGGTCAGTGGTGTGATGAAGTGGTGTCCCTGCCGACCAAAGCGGATGCGGTGGTGCGGATGGGTGTAGGTTTGTTCAACCCCATTTTGCGTTTCCTTGAGGACAGAACCACGCTCCGTATGATCGCTCAAGCGATGGGCGGCATACAGGCGCGTTGTCCCACTTGGGACGGCACCGGGTGTGGTGTTGGGGGTCAGCCCAAACTTGGACGCCATGTCGTCATGCAAAATGCGAACGGGGTGGAAATGGAGAACGCGGTCGTGTGTGTCGAACGACGTGGTTTGGTTGTTGGCTTCTCGGACACCGGCTTCTTCGGTGGTGGGTGCGCTTAGGCCACCCATCCCCCACGACAGATTGCTCCACGCCTGCACACGATCGTGACCGGAGCGAACGAGAATGTTCCCCGGAATGGCGTCCTGCGAAGGCAGATTGATGCTAAGATTGGAATCAACCCCGCTTCCGACAGTGGACGGGAGGGGCGTTTCAGTGCCGGTTGCGGGATTGACCCGATTCGCATTGTGTGTGTAATCCTTGATGACCGTTCCGAATGGCGACCCACCCTGAAGCACAAGTTCCTGCCCCTTATCATCAACAACGGACAGGTTTTCCCACACCATTTCCTCGTTAGGGATGATGAGGCCGCGCACCCGTTCTGTGTTCACCGTGCGAGTGGTTCGGAATGGGCGGCAAACATAGCCCTGCGCACCAGTGAATGAATCTGATGCGGTGGTGATAGTCGCCTTTTCGCTTTTTAGCCCGAACTTCCCCACTGCTTTTGCGGCATTGACCGACGATGCGCGTAGATTGCCCATCTGAGCATGTCGTTCATCATGAGCATTGGAGAACGTGGCGAATCGTCCCGGTATTTGGTGCCCATTCTCCAACGCCACCGCCCAATCGGCGTTGGGTGGGGCCTTGAAAAGCGACTGACCATTCCTGAGAACAATGGTGCTGCTGCTGATGGTGATTTTGACGCAGGCGCGGTAAATGCTTTGATTTGCAGGGATTTCACCATAGAAGTTCGTGACCTTCATGGTCCCAAAATTGCCGGACAAAGCAAGGCCGGTGTAGGCGGTAGGAAGGGTGATTTTTGCATATTTGTCCCCCGCATCGCTGACCATGAGTCGTGGGTGATTGTCGGTCGCGTAGGAGTCAAATGACGTTCCATCACCAAACGATTCCTTGTCTGTGATGTTCAGACCTCCTGCGTTATAGAGCAAAACCTGCCGCCCGTCATCGAAGTCTTCTTGCGTATATGCAAGGCCCGAAGAGGCGGGTGTTGTTAGGGCTTGACGACGATATAGGCGCGTTCCGGCGGCTATGTTCTTCGTCAGATTGGCACTGAGGGTGATTTGGAATGAGGCAAAGGCGGAAATGATTCCGTATTCGTGCCCTCTTTCGTCCAATACCACATCACCCACGGCCCAAGGTGAAGGATCGGAAGTAGGGTCTTTGTCCACCGGAAGGTTCGGGGTTGAAGTGCTCGTGGATGTATTGCAGAGCCAACCACTGTCCCTTTCGCGCGGACCCAACACGTCAAACGACGTGTCATGCGTTTCCTCAATTGCGCTGATGGTGCCGATTGCCTCCCCCTCAGACGAGTAAATGACATCCCCTACATCGAAATGTGTTCGGAAATCAGTGTTGGGGGCCAACACCTTCACCTCGGTGGTTCCGACGCCGAGGCCCGATGCGTTGTTCGTGCTCACGATGCAATCCGTGGTAATCACGTTCCGGTCGTCCATTCGGACACCGAACTCGGGTTCCTCAATGAGCAGTTCATCACTTTCGACGGCATTTCGCTGATCGTTGAGGCCGGTCCATTGGAACGGGTCGGCGGCGGCTTCACCCATGATAGATGGCCCATCAAAGGGCATATCAGGCGGTGGTAGCGACGGAAGATAGCACGAATTGAGCCCTTCGATGCTAAAGCGCGAGTAGCCATGCCCGCTAAGCGCAGAAGGTTGAGCACCCCGTGATTCGTGCCCAACGTCCGGCAAGCCCATGTTGCCCCCGTCCATCGGCTTAGCCGCCATGTGCCACACGGGAATAGGCGCACCGAGCCCCTGAATGATAGGGCCGCCGTTTGCCGTTCCCCAATACCCACCGCCGGTTGGCGTGTCACTTTCCCACGTCACCACAACAGTGTGTTGCTGCTCCACCTCGTTGTTAATCGTGAATGATGCAGTTCCGGTGATGTTTGCTGCCGTATCGTAGTCCACCACACGGAACACAATTTCACCACCCTGTGTCGTGGGGTTATCGAACGTGAACGTCTGCACAATCGACCACCCATCATACCGCAGGGTGTTGCCCGATGAGTCAGTGATGGTCCCCTGTTGTGGAATGTCGGTGGGTAGGTGGTGCGTCGGCACATCAGTGACGGTTTGAAAATTGAGGTGAAGCCTGTCGTTGCGAATGAGGGTGTTTGAGGGGAGGTCGATTGCGATAGGCGCATCGAGAACCACCGTCCACGGGTTTGCGCCCGAATACACGTCCCGAATGGTCCCGATGTAGCGCGAATTGGCCCCCGCCGTGTAAAGCGAGTCACCAACGTAGTATTCGTAATTCGCAGGGACCGGGACTTGGGTAAGTGACAGGGTGTTGGTGCTTCCCGCGGTGTAGTCGCTCGTGGTTTTCAGATCGCCAGTGGACAGTCTGTTGGAATTGACGTTCTTTCCGGTGTAGGATGCTTTGCCGCTCATGCGTTGGTATTTCGCTCGCAGGTAGCGCCCACGACTGTGCGCCCCTGTTTGGTGGTCACGGGACGAATTGATAGCGGCAGCAATCATCCGAGCCGCGCTTTCAGTTCCAAGGTTGAATCCCGCGGTCTTCAAATCAATGACGAAAAAATTGTCTGTGTTTGCAGGTGCGCTGCTCGTCGCAAGGGGCGTGCGAACGAGAAAGTGCATTCCAAGGTCGTTGGCCGATGAACCACCTGCCCACGTCACTACCGTGGCGTCATCGTATTCGGTATCGGGGTAGGTGAAGTGTAGACTAAAATATCCGCTCGCGGGCCTCCCTTCATCGGACCCGAAAGTCCGACGATCGGCGGGATATTCCCGCTGAGGATAAGTCCGAATCACCATTAGTCCCACACCGTCCGAGCGTTGTAGAGGTTGGCGGCCTCTGTTGCATCGAAGGTATGGTCCCACATAGCGATTTCCGACAAGGCCCCATTGAAATAGATGGGGTCATAGGCGTTCGATGCACCACCGTGATGCTTTCCGTAGTAGAATCCGGCGGTTGGTGTGACGGTGTGCAAAGCCATGCCGACAGTGAGCATGTTCACGTCACGTCCGTAAAATCCACTGCTCAGGGCACCTGACTTCTTCAAGTTCTCATTGTTTGCCAATGCGGCGAGGATGGGGCGAGTCAGGGTGATGTTCGTGTCAGTCAACGAGAGCACTTCACCGAGAAGGACTCCCGCGTTGGTGAAGATGTGGTCGCCCACCGAGAAGTGCGAAGATGCAGCCACAGTGTCCACGACAATGCTCGACGTGCTTCCTGCGGTGTAGCCGCCGCCTTTGTTCACAAGAACGCCGGAGGCCGAAAGTGTCCCGACTCCCACGCCTTGTGGCAAATGAGGGGTGTTGGCGATTGTTCCGGCGTTATATGAGCCCTGATCTACCAAGTCGGCGTTTGCCGCAGGAACAAGCGGTGTGGCGGACACAAGAGCACCATTGACGTAAAGGGCTCCACCCGAACCCGCCAAACGCGCGTAAATGACGTGATACCAACCATTCTTTGGTTGATCGGTAAGGGTTAGTCGTTCGTCGTGGTCAACTCCTAAAGCGGTCCTGACGCGAGCGATGATGGCAATATCCATCACTGCGGGGTTTGTTCCTTGTTTCGTTTCAATCGAAATACCGTAGCCTGCACCGTTTTGGTCAATTCCATGGATGACCGGACCGTTGCCGTAGCCTTGACTTGACCAAGGGCCCACGTTCGGTTCTGCGCTGAAAAAGAATGAAATGGTGTAGTTCCCCGTTGCGCCGCTTCCCTGAGCATTATCGACGCCGGGAACAAGCAAACGGGCAATTTGCCCCCCTTCACTTTGAATGGTGTGGAGAGCAATACCCGCGTCCGTGGACGCTGCAAAATCAACACCTGCACTTTCAGGATCGCCGGATAAAGGCGCAGGTGACGACATGGTGCTCGCAAACGTCCCGCGTGCGAGCGCCTTTCGGTCATGCAGTGTTTCAAGCACAAGTTCTTTTCCTGCTCCAAGCGCCACGTTGTTGATTGCGCTTTCGTTGAGGCGGAGATAAAAGATACACGAGCGAGAGGGGGTGAAGGCAAGAGTTGGGCTCACGTTGGAAATAGGAACGGTCATCACACCGTGTAGCCCTCGATAGGTGTTGTCTTTCACGGTGTCCCTATTGCGCACTTGGGTGAAGTCGAGAACGGCGGCAGATGTTTGCACTTCCTCAAGATTTTGAAAGCCCGCATAACCGCTCGGCCCCTGTGAGTAGTGGTGGGTGTAGAAGTCGGAGTAATCGTTGGCGGTGCCGTCGCTGATGTCAAAGACGGTGCCGGTGTGCCCACCTCCAAAGAACAGAATGCCGTGAGCGTCGGGCAGTGGGTAGAGGATGCGAACAGAAGCCTCGACACTTTCTCCTTCGTTGTTCACGAACTGCTCCGTCCATTGTTTCGCAACGCCTTCAAGCGGTTGCACGTTGAGAAGGAAGGCACAGGCACCGGGGCCCTCCGTCATACAGTCAGTCGCCCCAATACCACCGCCAATGTCAGTGAAGGTGCCGAACAGTGAATCATTCACCAAAATGTAGCCGGGGCTTTCCTCGGTGATACGTCGGCCCATGCGTGTGATGAGATCCATGACTGACCTTTCAACCGCCAAATGTGGGAAAGCGCGACTGTCGTAATTCGGCCACGCTATGTTGTTGAAACGGCGTGCTCCGCGCACGGTCTTGAGCACGGTTTGACCACCAATACCCGCATATGTCCGCAGACCCCCTGCATCATCTTGCACACGTCCATGAACTCCGCCCTGAAATGTAGTAATCGGAATGTGCGTTTCGCCGTCCATGCCGACGGGAAGAGGGGCAGGGAAAGACGATGCCTGATAGGACCGACTATTGGTGGCGAGCAGCCCACCGTGACCGACCGCTTGAACGGGGCGGTATGGATATAGAGAATGGTTGTGCATCCACACGGCGAAATTGCGTCCCGTTGCACCGGGAATGGTGGAATGGATGACGACAGACAAGCCGCCTTCACCGTCCCTGCTTTCCACCTCACCACCGAGGAAGGCTCGGACATATCCCATGTGCGAACCAGTGTCCGACGACGAAACGGTTTCTGTTCCGTCACTTGTGGTGAACAATTGGGGTGGGTTGAAGGCACTTCCACCTGCCGTATTGCTCGCGTTGGGATGCCCTGCTTGATTGATGCGTCGAATGAACTCATGCACCGCTTCTTTGAAATTGCTGACATTGCCCGAAGAAGCGATGTCGCCTGCATTAAGGCGTAGGGGGCGAACGTAGTCGAGCGTGCCGTCGCTCCGCTTGCCTTTCAGCGAAAGGTAGCCGGTGCGGCATTCAACGGGGGCTTGGAGCGGGAAGTCGTCGTCGCTAAACAGGTGGTTGGCTGGATCGAAAACGAAACCTTCCATGGTTGGGCCGTTGCGAATGAGCAGGGTTGCCTCGTCTTCGGGGTCGATGGAAATAGCCGTCTTTGAATCCGCCATGCGCCCAAACGCCATCGTGTAGCGCATCGGGTCCACAAAGTTCTGAGCCATGGTGGCGTTTGACGTGCCCGCAGACACTTTGAGTTCGCTCAAGGGCCACACGTTCCCATCTTCTTGCGTATCAGAGAGCCATGCTCCCATCACAACCGGCATACCGTAAGTGATGGCCGTTTTGACCGCTGAAAGAGTAGCGTTCTCATCCGACCAATCGTGAAATGCGTCGAAATACAGGCGGTGGCTGCTTCCCGAAACTTCGGTTTTATAGACGTGCAGACGGATGCCCCCATCACTGAGGATGCCTTCACCGACAGTCACGACGAAAGCCTCCGAAGATGGGGTGAATGCGCCTGTGTGGTCCGCAGCCGCCGCAAACGTGCGGACGCCGCTCGACTCAGCAGGCGCGTCAAACCCACCTTCGTTGATGAATGGGTTGATGCTATCGACTTCGATGTATGTCGCGTTAAACGTGGTCCCACTGCTCACGCCCGTAGCGAACGTCGCTGCATTGTCCCGCATGAATCGCACGCGCGTTTTCCCGACCACTGCGGCGTAGTCGTGAATGCGCAGGGCAGACACGCCATCACGCAGCCCCCAATCAATGGACCAACGGTTTTCATAACGTCCCATTTGCGGCCTGTTGGATGCGGTCATGGTGCAATCCACTACGAACTCCATGCTACGGTCGGAGGCATTCGGGCTACGCTTGTTCGTGCTGCTCGGAAGCCGTTGCTCAATGTCAAAGAACGTCGATGGGAACAGGGGCAACTCAACCAAGGCTCGTGTTGAGGCATAGTAGGTCGAAGTCTGCCGATCGTTGCGCACGGACGGATTTCCCGTGCCGACCACACGATCTTTCCAAACCGGCAAAAACGAATGCTCGGTGCGGTCGGCTGCAACGTCAATTCCACCCTGCCCAAGACCGCCAAGCGTGACGCTGACGGTGGGTGTGCCGAGGTCGCCAATTTCCTTCAGTGGGTGGCCTTCGTTGAGGTCGAAGTCACGCTCGGAAAGGCGGTCATTGATGTCGAGCAGTTGAGAACGACCGCGCAGAACGACGCCGCCCTGCATTTCACCGCTCGACGGTGCGATTTCCTCCACCCGCGCCCGCATCAGGGACAGTTCGATGGAACATTCGTGGTAATTGGTGGGTGAATCTTGCTTGGTGCGGAGCGTTGAGAGCGTCTTTGCCCGCTCCCTGTTCGACGGATGGATGAGAAGCAGGTGGCGGTCTGCTTCGATGAGGTTATCGATGATGTCGAATTGCTCAAGATTCACGGGTTGCAGCGTGGAGAGCGTGGACGAGCCCCCCGAAACGTCTTCGCCCGTAGATGCGCGAATCGAGAGCGTGTGATAGGCCGATTCGCTCTTCTCAACGGGGCTGCGTGTGTTTGGAAGGGCTCGTGGTGGCCCATAAGCGTCATTTCTATGCCGTGAGCCCGCGATTGTTTCCTGAATGACGGTGTGGGCACAATCCTCCACATTCACGAACGGCGAACCCGTCAAATCACCCGTCGGATTCGCCCTCATCCAATGGCTATGTCGTTCGCCGCGCAGTTCTTTTGCGGGTATGGTGATGAGGCCACCGGGAGCGTGAATGGTCATCGGATCCCATGAAGGCGGCGAAGAGAATTGGGACGCAGTGTATGGCCTGCGTAGCCAATCGAGCACACTTCGATAAATTGGATAGCCCGCCGAAGTGTCTACGAACACCGCATTGGTGTCGGGAACTGTGCGCTTCACCACCAACCACCCCTTTTTGCTCATGGTGGTGATTGCGTCCATGTCGTTGCGGTAAGTCTGAGCGTGGTTGGCCGCGGTGAACCACGATTTGCCTTTCCAACCGGCCACGACTTCGCCGGTCAGGTCGATGGCGTCGTAGTAAATCAGAATCTTCGGGGGCCCGCCTGCATCCCGAAGTGCCTGTGGTGTTTCCAATACGGCAACACGAGTTTCGGACTCAGGGGTCAGGTGGCGGACGTAGTTCTCGTTCGTCGGCTTGGTTGGGTTCACAAGGTCAAACAAGGCTTCCTCGTCAGTGTCGAGTCCCTTCAATGCAAAGAGGCGAATGTCCTCAACCGCGACGGCTACCATGGTGTCTTGGGATGATGAAGCCACGTTCCCGTATGTTGTGTCATTGAACGAGTCCCCACCTTGTGCAACGATGGCGTGCTTCGCAACACCCGATGCGGTGTAGGTGGCTATCCGTGATTGGGTCTGCACGCTCAGCATTTCACCTTGAAAGACCGTTTCCGTGACCCGAACACGCTCATTCGGCTTCAGCATGGAGCCAACGCCGGGGTCGGTGAATTGTGACTCAAAGCGATCTGCGAGTCCCTGCACGGTGCGCGTGACACTCTCCAATTTTGGCTCGGGTAGACTCTTCAGGAAGAAGTGACCCTCGACGCGATTATACGTCGTCAGGCCGCTCATACCGGGCATATCGTCGCTTACGTCTCCCAATTCGCCGGTAATGAGTCCAAACTCAGTTCCCGTAGCGGGTGGGTTGCCGCTACCATATGTCGTGATGGATGGGACACCGCTGAAGGCGGCGAGAACATCACCGACTGAAAGTGGCGGGACTCCTGCGTTATAGACAGGCTGCGTCAAGTAGACATCAAAATCGGTAAGGGTCGCAGAAGGAGGGGCTGCGGGGTTAGACGCGAATTGTGCGAGCACGTTTGTGGTGAGCGTGCCACCCGACACACCACCATTAGTGACCATCCGACGAACCGCAGCCCACAGGCTCTCTGCCTGCTCTCCCGTGGCGATTGTGATTGGCCCGACATAGCCGGGGAAGGCGGGGACGGTGACTACCGGATCACCACGAGCGATTGCGTCAAGCATGGCGTTGAGTTGAGTAATGGCTGACGCTTGGTCAATACCAAAGCCCGTGAGCACGATGGCTTCCGTCATCGCCGTCATGGTCACACCCCGAATCGGTCCTCAAACCACTGCATCACGTCAGCGTGCTCAGTATCGCTCAGGAACTTCGGATAAATGAGCACTTCGTGGACGATGAGGCCGTTCTGCGCCATGTTCGTCAAAGCGTTTTGCCCCGAACCGGCGTCGGTCATTTCACCGAACAATTCCATACCGCCCGTTTGAGCCACGATATTGTCCAAAACCAACGGGTTAGTTGAAGCCCAAGCAGCAGTAGCCGTGCTGCTGCTGCTCCCTCTATCGCTTCGCGTGAGCCAATACGCCTTCGCGGCAGACTCGTCAATGCGCACTGCGATAAGCGATGGCTTTCCTGCGTCGGGTCTGACTGTTCCATTTACCGCAGCCTGTCCGGCGATTGCGGTTGTTCCAGTCAAAACGCCGCTGCCGTCGGCACGGATTTGCAGCCCATCGTTCCCTTCTGAATGGATAAGGCCGAGCACGTCGTGGTCCTCGTATGCGGGGGTCAAAGCGACGTAAAATGACCAGTCGCCATCTGTGGTTGCAGCGCCTTCAGTAGCCCCATCATCCCACAGGGTGTAGATAGATTGCGGATATGCGCTTAGACCCGTCGCGTGCGTGATGCCGTATTTGGCCGTCAGATAACGCTCCACCACTCCAATTTCAGCAGCCGTCAGCACACGGTCATAATGCAAAACCTCAGCAACATGCCCATCCAACATGTAGATGCTTGGGACAATGCCGATGGAATATGGTTCGCCGCCGCCCGCAGACGTTTGCTTGTAGTAGGCGTGACTTCCAGTCACCGTCGTAGCACCATCAACTGAAATGGAAGTGGTAGCCGTCGCGCCTGCCCCGTCCCCGCCCGAAACACCGATTCGGACCATGGTTGCTTGATTCAAAACGGCACTTCCCGATAACGCTTGGGTTGCACCAAAAGATGAGTCCCTTCCAAACCAAAACTCGTATCGGTTGCCCGTTCCAGTCATGTCGGCATACAGGTTGAAACCTTGGCGAGCAGGCGTCCCTGACCCCTCTCTCGCGGACACGATCCCTTCGTAGGTGGCGTTGTCTACGCTCGGTGAGGTGACAACAAACGAAGTGAACTCGTTGGTGTTCATTCCTGCGTCAAAGGCAGCCATCGCCAAAGAGTCGCCGCCGTCGAATTGGACGGCAGGGCGGTCGTTATAGCCGGTTGGGCTCGCTCGGTAAGTAGGTTGGGAAGATGATGTGCCCTGCAAAACGTGGCGGTTATTGCCGCTTTCATCATTCCATTGAGAAACGGAGTCGCCATCACTGAGGGTTGCAGCGAGGCTATCGGCGCGGAGCCACAGGGCAAGTCCACTTTTGATAGGAGCCATGCCGGTATGGATGGGTTCAATGTTCAGCCCCGTTGGATAATTGACGCGGTTTTCCTCAGACGCGGCTTTGCCCACACCATTCACCCATGACGATCCGTCATAGTATGTGACGCCGGAGGGGTAGTTTGGAATGACGACGCCACTTTTGACTGTGGGTGTCCCTCCGGGCCACGAGTAGCCACCCGATGGGTGTAGGATGGCTTCTGTGGGACCTGCCGCCACCAAACCGGCACGATTGTTCGCGCGACCGCAATTTTGCTTCCAACGCCACCCGTTGCCCCACGAGTAGAAATGAAAGTCGTTTTGAGCGACCGTTTCACCGATTTCGCCACTGTCGGTGTTCGGGCCAATGCGTGCCTTGTTTTTCCACCAAAACACGAACTCATCGTTTGTCACGACCGCTGAGCCATCGTCACGCAAAAGAACGGTTTTGTCGCTTGAATCGAGCCAAACGAGCAAATCATCCCCGTGCGGTGGCTCATATGCGTAGGACATGCCCCCAACCGCCGTGGTTTTGTCTCGCATGGCTTCCGTCATTCGTGACTTCGTGCTAATCCAATAGGCATCGTTGCCGAGCCCTGTCCTATCAGTGAAGCGTTGGTTTTGCGAGAAACGGGCACGGGTCATTTGACCGCGCGGTCGCGCTTCTGCCTTGCCGGGGTCCACCACCAAGTCAGCGTTGCCAAGGGTGAACCACACAGGAGTGTTATCGGGGTGCCCGAACAGAAAACCCTGCGTCTTCGGTGCATTCGTATCGGAACGCAGTAGCGTGGATTGGATAACCACATTGTCGTTGGTGAAGTCAATTGCGACGATGCGAACGCGCTCAATCGGATTCACCATAGGATCGAGATTGATACCGCCTTCAGGCGAATACGGGGCGGTGCTTGTTTCCCGATAGTAGGTGAAGGGTGACACACTTCCGCCGGTCACAGGGTTGGTGCCGGAGGCATTCACCACCGCGTTGAGGTTGGTCACAGGAATACCGTCTGAATGATATGTGGCTTTCGTGACGACTGATGAGATGTCGAGATGCCCACTGTCCCACCATGATTGAAAACGGAGTTCATTCACGGGGATTGCGAGAATGGTTGAGGCGAGCAATTCAAGCGCGGTCGGGCGTTCGGTCCCCGCTACGCCTGTTGGGAAGTCGCGGATTTTGAACGTGCCGTAATTGTAGCCTTCGGTCAGCGTCAAGGGGTTGGTGATGCCTGCGCCACCCACCTCAACATTCCTGAAGTCATAACCGATGCAAACCATGGGAACGGGCATAAGACCGTCTTCGGCCTTCCCGACGCCATCTTTGCCCTGCTGCGGGTGAGCAGGGTTGCGATTGTTGAAGAAGTAAAGGTCGGGGATATCGTCTTCATCCTCAAAGTCCCATAGACCGACCGTTTCTCCGGTAGCCGTGAAGGGTTGCATTTGAGGCTCAATAGTCCCACGGCTGACCCGCACGCTTTCAATGACGCCGCGATATTCTCCCCCCTGCCCACCGAGGAAGAGGTCGGATGATGCCGTCCGAATCAGGCGGTCGTCACCGTTGAAGTCGTGCTTCCCCACCAAATCTCCATTGATGTAAAGCAGCATACGGCTCGACGTGAACTGTGCGTTGAGATAGAGTAATTCGCGGGATGGAAGGGCGAGATCGTGCGGTTTGCTGCTCCCATCAGCATACGTTCCCCATGTTTCAGTGGTTTGTGGGAAATTGCGAGAGGTTGAGAGGCGTTCTCCGGTGATGTTGCCTGCCGCGTCCCGTGTCGTCACTTCAAACACCGCAGGACCCGGTGCAAATGGCGTCCCCACTTTGAGCGTGAAGCAATCAGGCTTGTGAACGACCACGCCCCCGTGGTCGGGCACCACGAACGCCTCAATCGTGAATGCACCCACCATGTTGTTCAATGCGTTTCCTTCCATTGGGAAGTGCTTCCGTCCCATCTTCGGGTCATCACTCTCATAGGACGAAACCTTGTTCGTCGCACCCGTCTTTTCACTGTGATCGGCAGCGAACATGTCCACGCCGCTTTCGCGGAAGGCACCAGTAGGCACAACCATGCCGTCGCTGAAACCGTTCAGACGAACGGCCTTGGAGTAGATAGTCCGAATCGGCATCTCAAATCCCCAACAATTGCTCAACGGCGGAGAAGCCGAGTTCATACGTCCATACAGAGTCACCTGCTGCGTATTTAGGACTGAACTGCGTGACAACGCCGCTGATGGCAACGCCTTGTCGAAGGAAGGGGTTTGGTCGCACGGCTTCGCCGGAAATCACATCCACGGGGTCAAAGGACACCGTATTGCTCTCAGCCGAGGTATTGGTGCCCGGTCCGGTTGGGATGGTGAATTGACGAGTCACTTCTTCAAAGCCGGTCGCCGTCACCGTGGATTCGTAGGGGACTCTCAATCCGACAATGTATTTCTTCACGTTCTCGGCTTGGTCAATGCGCAACAATTTGCCGACATCAAAGGACGAAAGGGAATCAGGCATCTCGATAAGATCTCCCGTGAAGGATTGCGGAGAAATAAGGCCGCCACCCGGAGAGGCGTTCACGGTCATGTTGAGCAAATCTTGCACCTTGTCACCTTTGCTCAGGCGGCTGCCGCTCACGCCTCCTGTAAAGGCAGTGGACGCTGAGAATGAGCCCGTCCAATCCTGCGAACCACTGACCGTGGCATCACCGCGCTTGGAAAGTGGGGTGTTGCCGTTTGCACTAAGCGTTCGGTTCGTGATGGTGATTTTCTCTCCGGTGAGGGTTCCTGCACCTTGATGAACACCGCTATTGGATTTCTGTCCCGCTGCTTGTGTGACTGTGAAAGCCGTAGTGAAGGACACGTTCGACCCATCTTCCTTGATGGTTGCACCGGAAAGGGCAGATACGATAGCGTCCGCGATGTCTTCCGTGTTCAAGATGGAACCCGTGAGATTGACCGGAATGATGCTGCGAGTCGCCACGGTTGCTGAGGGAAGGGCTGAGGCATAAAAGCGAAGCACGATGTCTTCGCCCGAGCCGGAGGCGATTTGCGTAGATGAGCGGAAAAGGAACTCTTTCCCGTGAAGGGCCGTCACGATTGCAGAAATGGTTGAGTTCCCGATGGCCTGCTGCTGCTTGAACCACGAGTCGTAAAGTCCGGTTGGGGCTGAGAGGTCAAGAACTGCTGCGGCTCCGTTAGAACCTGTCGTTTCCGAATCATCTGTGAGAACACCTGAGACACGAATGCTCATCACGTTCGTGTTGAGGTCGAGCGCGGCACGAACACCAAACACAGGAATGGGCCACACTTGAACGCCGCGTTGCACGTCAAAGGCCACGTCAGTAGCGTCCAATTCAATGACTTTCCCGTCGCGTCGAATCAATTGAATTTTCGGCATACGTCACACCCCTCGGCTGATACCGCCGTTGTTTGCACGGCTACGGAACAAGCGTCCCACTTCTTCGCTTACGGCACGAGCAATACGTTGCGGATCGCCATTTGCCCCGCTGACGTTAATGTTCACGGTGGTAGCCCCGCCTCCCCCGCCCATGCTCTCAATCGTCACAGGAATAGACCGTCCATCGGGAAGAGGCACGACGGCTTCTGTGCCGTGCAAAGCCACCGCGTAGCCACTTTTCGGGCCGGTCGCAACGCCGCCGCTTGAGAAGCCAAGCAGGCCGGTAGCGCCGCCTACGACACCACCCACTGCCCCTCCTACGAAGTCACCCACGGTGCTCAACGCATCGAGCACGGGTTGGATGTATTGCATGATGGCGGCGAAGATATTCTCCGTGAACATTTTCACCCGGTTGAACGTGTTCACCCAAACGGACCCGATGTCCGTAATGAGTTCCTTTGCCCGCCCGAAGTCGCCACGAAGGACGGCCAATGCAGCACCAATCAATTTCAGCGCGGTGGTGACGACCCCCACAAACACCGAATAGAGAATGCCGAAGTAATTGATGAGGATTTTCGCATATGGAGCGATGATAGGCGCGAGAAAGCGGATGATGCCGAGCGTGACCTTGATGATTTGAGCAACAAGGAAGATGACGGTTGCGAGCAGTTCGTAGCCGACTTCGGCTATCGCGTTGATGTAGTCGAAAATACCGATACCTTCCAACCAACCAAGAATGGAACCAATCAGGGTTTCCAATTTGGCGAAGAACTCGTCTGTCCCCCCGTCTCCAAAGATGGAGAGGATGACCGTCCAAAGGCCCATGATTTCGTCCCCAACCGTTGTGAGGCCGTCGAGAATCGTCGTGAAGATGCCTGAATCTGCAAGCATGGTGATGAAATCCATTAAGCCGAGAAACACGATGGTGTAGAACTCGGCGTAGAAGGCCACAACAGATCTCAGCCCATCAATCAAACCACCAAAGGGACCTCCCTCACCGCTTAACCCTGCTCTTACGGCATCTGCTCCTGTTTGCACGACAGTGAAAATCTCACCAAGAATGGGCATGTCCTCCAACCAAGTTCGGAGAGAGCCCCCTCCTTGATCGAACGCTGCCGTGAGAAGCATGAGGCCGCCCACGACACCGAATACGATGCCAAGCAACGGCAACATGGTGCTGAGAATGCTTGTGAATGCGCCTGCGACGACGACGGCAGGGACGGCGAGCAATTTTGTGGCCTTTGCCAATTTCCCTGTGGCTTTATCGGTCTTGGTCATAACGCTGCTTACGCTCTTCAAACCCATGTCCATTTTGAGGTAGGTCGTGTATAAAGGCCCAAGCGTCTTCATCAAGATTTGATGCTTTGTGGGCAATCGTAGGAGAACATCGTTGTATTGATTCAGCGTTTGAACGAAGTCAAGGAGGGACTGATCCACGCCGAGAATCGTTTTGCTACCGTCCGCCATTTTCACCGCATCCGTTCATTCATCGTGTCGAAGAAGTCGCTCCCCACATGGCTCGTCGTGTTCACCGCACGCCCCTTGTTTCCTCCCATGGTCTGTTCGCGCTTCAATCTGTCCATCTCTTTGCCCTCCATTTCCTTGAAGACGGAGAGCATATAGTAGTCAAGCATGACTCGTTCGGGGGGCAAATGGTCCCACGAATGGGGCGAGCAGTGGAAGAAGTGCCCGAGAAAAAACGTCGGGACGGCTCCAAGCAAAACGGCCATCTTTGGTGGTGAAATAGGAGGATCGCTTTTTCCGTCCCAAGACATGAACGCCCGAACGTCTTCAAGCGTCAGCCCAAAGGGCCGGACGCGGAAAGGCTGCTTACGAGCGAATCAAACGACGGGAGGATTTTCGCCAGTTCATCACCGACTTCCGGTCGCACGTTGAGCAATTGCTCCTTCGTGAGCGAAGGCTCCGTTCGCTCAATGCAATTTGTGAGCATGTAGGACCAATAGCCCCCGAAGTCAATGGATGGCGTGGGGTCGCCGTCACCGTTCGCCTTGAACGACACAAATTGGGTGAGGGCGTTTTGCCGCTGAATCCACGTCAGTTCGCGCACCCACACTCGCAATTCACCAAACGGTGTATCGATCATGTGTTGCGTCGTCGTATCAGGACTCAAGTAGAAATCACTCGGTTGTGTCGGCATCGTCTTCACCCTCCGTGGTGGAGGTTGATGCCGCGTCGTCAGCCACGAGCCGTTCGATGATTTCCGCCTTTGTTCCCGATTGCGAGAGGCCGCGTTGGCTGCACAGGACCATGAGGTCGGTCTTGTTCATGCTCTCGTAGTCGGTGGTCGCAGGCGCTTCTTCCTCGGAGGTCGCTTCTTCGACGGGCTCAGGTAGGGTCACGGGTTCAGGAGCCGGTGCGTCGTGATGAACACTCACTTCAGCAGCCGAGAGCACGCTTGCGCTCACAATTCCTTCTTCCGTCACAGTCCAGTCAAGCGGCACCTTGCGCCCCTCGACGGTAATCCACCCTGTCAGCCTCACCATTCATCTCACTCCTGTTGGTCTTTTCATATGAAGTCATCGGCCCATCATGGCCTTGATTTCAGCGTAATTGTCCATCCACGTCCCAAGCACTTCTGTTGCTTCGCGATCACCCAAATCTTGGTGCTCCATCAAATATGGGACGGCCCCGAACATGTTCGTCACACCACTTTCCTGAAGCATGAAGAGGAAGGCATAATGATCCATGTGTTGCTCACGGATAGGACCGGCCTTTCGGATTGTGCCGAATGCTCTTTCAAACGCTTCGCTCATTTTCTCACCTCAGTCCGTCCCGATCGCCGCGTAGGGCGATGTCGATGTAATCGTAGTATTGGAAAAAGACTTGGATGATTTCGATAGCCGTTTGTTCGTCCAATTCAGGGAACCGTCGCATCAGATGTGGGGCGTATCGCATCATGGTCATTGGAACTCCCGACTCTTCCAAACCGAGCAAAAAAGCGTAGTATTGCTTGTGTTCTTCCCGAAGACCGGGGGTAGGCATGGCTCCGCTCGCCTCCATCCTCTCTTCCCGAGTCATCTCCTTGAGGACCCCGAACGCTACATGAAACGCTTCAGTCATTTGTTCACCTCATAGGATTGGATAGGGGTTATGTTCTGTGACCTTCAAGTGGCGCACAATCAATTCGACGTTAGCCGTCACCGGCCCTTTGTCGTCGGGAACGGGCATCTCGGCCTTCACTACGGTGTAGTCCTCAAGAGTCACGGTAGCCCGCTGACGGGTCGAGGCCGAACCCGGCTTGAACAAGGTGAGGGTCATGTCGTTCTCATTGATGTGGTGCTTCCGCTGACGCAATTCCTCAAAGAAGCGGTCGTCTTCGACAATCGCTTGGAACTTCAGCGTGTATTCACGCTGCGCTTCCGTAATCTCCGTTGCGTATTGCGTGGCGGCTTCACTGACTTGATCGGTGGACGAGTAGGTGCCGTCCGTGCCGCGAATGTAGTAGCGAGCGGTGTTTGAATTGGTCATTTGGAACTCCACGTTGGTTGCCCGCAAAACAGGGCTGCCGAACGCGCTGAACGTAATGTGTTGGAACAGGTATGGTTTTTCGCCACCCACCGCAATTCCTGACGAACGACGGGTGATGTTCGTTGAGGCGGTGTTCTCAAACAGGCGGTGCGGGGTAGCAAACCTGCTTTCGGTGTCCGTGAACATGCGTGTGGCTTCGTAGTCGCCACTGACCTTGAACTCTCCTTCAGTGTCGGCGGTGCAGGTCAGCGAGTTCACCTTGCATCCCGAGAACAGACGCACGAGAGCGTCAGCACCGGGTGTAGCATCCGTGCGACGGAAAGACTGTTCAATGGTGAATGTAGGGAGCGCGGAGCCACCGTAGAAAGTGTGCTCGATGCCGTAGTGCAATTGTCCGGTGCTTGACGTAATCGCGGGGCTACCACGGCGTGTCGAACCCTGTGACGAATCGTGGGTGAGGATGATGCGGTCTACGCCACAGGAGGCAGCCGTGTGCGTCAGGCAGAACGGTTCCTCAACGTAGACGTATGCTTGGTCGTTGCCGCCCGCAGAACCAATTGCGACGATACGGCGGATTTCGTGCTTGTTGATGGTGGGGAGTTCAGCATCGGCACCGGGGATTTGCACGGTGTCCTTGTCCACAATTTGCAGGTATTCTCCGACGGATAGGCGTCCGGCGATCGTGTTTCCGACATTGACGCGAATGTCGCCATGCGAAATGTCGGCCTTCAATTCAGCGAGCAGATAGGCAACCGCACCCGCGGTCTGCACACGGGCGAGCGCACCGGACGTAATGTCGGCCCCGGTCAGGGTTGTTCCGCTTGCTCCCGAGTAAGAGCCATACAGGACGCTCGCACCGTCGGCAGAAAGTGTCTTGAAAACACCTGCGGTTCCCACACTCTCGTGCGTTGCGTTGTAATTGCTCGCGGCGAGATTGATGGTCGAGGAAGACCCCGAAGCCGTCTTTGCACCGAGCAAAAAGTCAGAATTGGTAGCGACGTTCGACAGGCCGGTCGCGGTGGTTCCGCTCACTTCGCTGATGTCGTCGGCGTTGGTGCTGCCGTATTGCTGACCACGGTAGGTGGCCGTCGCGTCCTTGATGTTAAGGGGGGCGTCAGTGAGAATGGTGGTTCCTGTGGTGCGGTGAGCCATCTCACCGGAACCAAGCGCGGTGTGACCGCCGAGGCCATAGCGAAGCCAACGTAGGTTGTGAGCGTTCACCTCAAACGATCCACCACTGAGCGTTTCGCGGCCACTTGTGAGCACGTTCACGTCACGCCCCATGCCAACAATGTGCTGCTTTCGCACATCAATTTCAGGCTCGGGCAAAGCGAACGAATTGAGCAAACCGATGAATTGGTCCGTCTTCACGCGATCGTCAGGTGTCCCGTAAGTCATGGCCGTTTCAATGGTCGGGATGCGCAGTGCCTCCACGATGAAGTAATCGGCAGCGGCTCCCGTCGCAACGCCGGTCGAAAGGCGCGGTTGAATGGTGATGGTGGAGTCGGTGTTCGCCGTGACGTAGTAGGTGCGCTTAGTGGTCGGGAAGTGGTCGGCGGTGAAATTGCCTGCCGCCGAATAGAACTTGACCGTCGCCCCGACGAGCATATTCTTGGGCACCTCGCCCTTGAAATACAGATTAGCACCCACGTTGATGACGGAGGCATTGTCCGTTGTGCCGTTTGTGGTGTCCCACCCACCACTCCCGGAATTGGAGCCGGTTCCCTGACCATAGAGTCCAGTCTCCTTGCCGAGAGTCACCTCGACCAAATCACCTTTGAAGACGGTATTCACGGACATGTTTTCAACTCACGAGGGGGAGGGGTTGGGCGAACTTCACGACTTCGGCTTGGATGGTGTAGCGAAACAGACGCTTGCTCCGGTCGGACAGGTCGGTCCTTGTTTTGAAGATGACCCTATCCGCGTTCACTCCGTCACCCTTACGGTTCTTGTGAAGAATACGTCGAATCTCGTCGCGGAGAGCACTGAGCCGTTCTCTGCTACGCATGGTGCGCACGTCAATTGTGAGATTGATATGCTCATTCACGAAGTCGAAGAAGAGTTCGGGCTGCGCTTCATTGTGCGCCGTTTCAAAGATACGGATAACGTCGTGATCCTGAAGACGGGTGCGCTTGCCTTCTCCCGCCTCAATGTTTGCGATGTCGAGAATGGAGGGCTTCGGACTGATTGACCAATCACCGTCGAGCATGGCCCGAACGTGCTCGATTGCGTCCGTCATGACTTCAACACCTCGTCGTGCGCTGCGAGCGCCGCGTCCCTGTTTTGACGCATGGGGGAGGATGCCTTATGGCTTTTCATGGTGAATGACAGATATTCTTCGTCCAAAGGCAACCCATCCTGCTTCGCCATGTCCTTTTCTGCGTTTTCCATGGCCTCAAGATAAGGACCTTCGTTGCCGACCTCGTAGAGCACCGCTTCACTCAATTGCTTCGCTGCATCCTTCAGGTGCTTGAAATAGGCTACCAACGCTTCATCCACGTCAGCCACCCATCCCTGCGACAATGATTGACTCTTGGAAGGGCACGAGCAATTTCTGCACTTCCGCCTCCAATTTCTGATGTTTTGCGGTGATGTCAATGTTCTGCGAGCCCTCGGGGAACATGACGGTGTAGTCGTCAGACATCAGAATGTCCATGACCACCAATTTGAGGCAGGCTTCGTGAATGGACTTGTCCACATAACGCTCCCCGTAGATGTAGGCAAAACGCAACGAATGGTTCTCAAAGAAGGGGTATTCGTTGTTGAAGGCGACCATGCCGTTCTCTTCAATGCTCCACCACGACTTCTGCCGCTCTTCGTCCGTGATGTCACACTTGAAGCGCACTTGACACACCACGTCGTCTTGAGCGATGTTCCCGTCAAAGTCCCCGCTAAGATCGGACACGACAGTAAAGGTGGTTCCTGTGCGGCTGCATAGGGCGATGCGGTTCGTCGTCCCGCTCTTGATGTAGACGATACCATAGCCTTTCACAAAGCCCGACTCGTTGTTCACGGTGAACGACGTGGCGGGAGAGCCTGTCACGCCCGTGACGGTCGCCGTCGTTTCCGTGTATTTGTTCCCTGCGTAGTCAAGTGCCGTATTGTGCGTCACGGCTACCGTTGCGTTTTCGCCACCTTCTGTGCTACGCATGGACGAAATCTCCACCACGCCGTCCCCGTTGTCCGAATTGGCTGACGCCAAGAACTCATCGTGGACACTAAGAGTCGCGGCAGAACTGGTTCGGTTTTCCACGGTTAGGGAGCCAATCTGAATTGCAGATTTGTTGAATTGTGGGTCTTTGTTCACCAACGCCCCGATGTTCTCGGCTGCTGACTTATGATCGAAATCAGCCCGCCAATTCGTAGCCGTGTCCCCCTCGGTCAAGGCAGCCACTCCGTTCGCACCGGGGCACAAATAGATGGATTCACCGCTAAGGACGGTGTGGTCTTTGACGATAATGCCCACACGAGCACAGGCCATTTCACGATAGTAGTCTCCCTGCCATGCGCCCATTTTCAAAATACGTTGAATGCCACCGCGCTTCAAGAACACGGCACCGACGTAATCCGTGTAGTATCGGCGTCGGAAGGGCTTGAACGTGGTGAAGTTGGCATATTCTTCAGCCACGATGCGTGGTCGCCAAGCATGGCGCGTCACCTTATCGATGTAGTCTTGGCGGTTCTTGATGAGGGATTCGACCGCGGACTTCTTAATCCCGCGCTCGCGCGAATTGGTGATTGAACTTTGAATTTGGACGTAAGCGTTGTTTGCCGTGGTGAAAGACTCAGAACCTTCCTTGGCGGCGACAAGGTAAATCTTGCCACCGCTTCCAACGGATGCAATAGACGTAATCGTGTAGGTCTTTCCCATGGCGTCTGCATCATCATAAACGAGGATGGTGTCATTTGCGGCGTAGCCCCAACGTCGGTAATTGGCTCCCGTGATAGGGAACTTGATGTTGGAGCCGTCGATAACCGAGTCATCGGAAAGAGCCACCGGATCGGGCAGGGGGAGTTGCAGAAAGTCTGCGATTTCATCCACCGTGGTGTAGACCAATTCGTCGGGATAAAGGGGTGCGTCAGGACGATGCCCCGGCGAAAAGGCCCGTGGCATCAGACCACCTGCCGACCAACACTGTGCGAACCCATGTTGTAGTGCATGGCGTCACCGCACATGCCGCAGCGAGGGGTGTAGCAGAAATGAAGCATTCCGCATGAAAGGCAGCGAGTGCCTGAGCCAATAGACTGGAAGTCTTTCCGTTCACTGCGCTTGATTTCAACGCGCTTTGTGGTGGAGAATTTATCCATGTTGTCTTTGCTGAAGATGGACTCGTCTTCAGCAAAAGAAGAGCGAGAGGCGTGTTTGATTTCAGCCATTCGCATTTGGCGGCGACGTTGAAGATCAATGGACAGGTCAAGGTCCATCGCGTCGGTTTGCATCCGTGCCATGTTGCGTCACCCCTTGGTGACGCTCAAGCACGGGTGCCCGTCACCGTGATGTAGACGACTTCACCGTTGAGAGCACCGATGGGTCCGACACCGGCCACTTCGGGGAGGGGGATGTCGCCACCGCCGGAGTCGGCAGGGTCCTTTTGGATGAACGCCTTCAATTTCCCGTTGGTGCGATCGTATTGGAAAACATGGCCGGTTGCAGCCGAGGGGTCGATGAGAACGCTCTCGATTTTGGGAACGTATTGCGTGAGGTTCAGGGCTTCTCCACCGCCCGTGGCGTAGGAAGCGTCAAAGGTCACTTTCAAGGTTGCCGTGATTCGGCTACCGCTCACTTGGTTTCGTCCGAGTTGTGTGACTGTTAGTCCCATGTCGCTCACCTGTCCGTATGCCTATCCCCTATTTATCCGTTGCGTGATTTGTGCTCAATTGTAGACGATGACGACGAAAATCGAACCCGTGTCCGCCTTCCAAGCAGTGCCGCTTTTCAATTCGATTCGGATAGACCCGCAGACACGTCCAGTCCACGGGAACAATTCGTCCACAAGTGTGGCAGTTCCCGCTGCGTTGGGGACCTTGGGGGCTTCAGGGGCCGAGGAATGCCCACTTACACCTGCGCGGATAACGAGAGCGTTTGCCTGAGCCGCCGGAGGGGCCTGCATCGCACTTCCTTCTGCGGTTTGAAATCGGTATGGTCGGGGGGAAGCGGACGTGAAGTCGAGGTTGCTGATGACTTCGTGGTAGGGGTATTGCAGGGGTGAGCCTGCGCCGTCCACGAGATCTGCGGCAAGCAGTTGAAATGAACCACCATGAACCGTAGCGTTGCTATTCGTGGTCAATGACGAGCGCGTAGCATCAAGAAGGATGTTGTGGATTTCGCCGTTCAGTTGAACGTCTGCGCTAACGGTCGTTTGACCGGCCAAGTCGGCTTGGGTGAACTCATAGACGAGCCGGTTCACGCGGGTGCGACCGGCATATCGTGCCTCGCCGTCAAAGACCGTTTCAGCACGGGTTGCCATGTTTTCACGCCCCGAGGTATTCCTGTGCCTTCTCGGTCAGAATAGCCTTGGTGTCTGAGGTCGTGACTTCAATGCCGTGCTCTTTGCACCACGCCATCATCTGAGCGCGAGTCATGGACGCATCGAATGAATCCTCTTCGACGGCCTCTTCGACGG